TAACCAAATCGTAATTGCAATTGCCGTAGAAAATCAACAACCTCAGATATTCATAGAGGACAAAAAACATTACCTGGCAGGATTGAATAAATATATTGACAAGTATCATAATATCTGATACAATATTCTTTTATGTGGTGGTACGAACCGAGTATTCGGTAGCAAAAGCGAAAGCTGACCATCACACCTAATTCGTTGAAGGTAATTGAAAGGTGTTCTGGACTCGGGTTCGATTCCCGACACCTCCACCAAAAGGAGATATGATTGAAACCATATGAAGTAATAGTAATCACACTATTAACAATTTTGATTTTGGTTCATGTCTTTTTTTGATGGGGGTGACCTGGTCTCGACAGGGCAATGAGTAGAAAACTGGAGAATCGCCATGACAAGGCGTAAACATCAAACCAAAGTAAACGCAAATGACGAAAGATTTGCTCTAGCCGCTTAAGGATAGATGAGGTTTCGCAGAGTGTACCTTATTACCCAATCACTCTGCAAGAATTCTATGGCAAATTACAAAAGAAAAAAATCAAAACGAGTTTGTAAGTGTACCTTGTGTACCAAATTTCGTTGGTTAGGTAATTCGTTACAAAGAAAAAGAATCTCTGATATTCGTAATATTGATAAAGTGAAAAGTTATGAAGATTTACATCAATAAGTATAAAGACCATTGGATTAGTCCATATACAATTTTAGACTACATGTTCTTTTGGACAGACTGGTCAAAATGCAGCCGCAATAGTAACATTCAATCTGCATTGGATGAACTGGATGGTAAATACAAATACATTGAGCATCCTGAATGGGTTGAAAAATGGTCTGACCGTTTAACACCTATCAGTAAAGCAATTCAATGGGTCTGGGATAAAATTGACCGCAAAATTAATTATGTGAAGATTGATAAGTGGGATACTTGGTCAATGGACCACACCCTTTCATACATCATTCTTCCGATGTTGAAACAATTGCGAGACACCAAACATGGTGCACCTCATGTTGACGATAAAGATGTACCAGATGAATTGAAATCTACATCCGCACCACCAAAAGAAAACGAATATGATACGGATGACAATCATTTCAAAAGATGGGATTATGTCCTCGATGAAATGATTTTTGCATTTGAACACAAGGTCGATGATTCTTGGGAAGAAGCTTACCGAGAAGGTGATATTGATATTAAATGGGTGCCTGTTGACAAAGATGGCAACGAAGTACCAAAGGGTGAACACAAGTTTTACCAGATGGCCGATGGACCAAAGAACACATTCAAATGTGATTATGATGGTATGCAAAAGGTCCATGACCGTATGCAAAATGGTTTCCGTTTGTTTGGCAAATATTATCAAGGATTGTGGGACTAATATGTTGAAATCTTTTTTTATTATTTCTGGTGCAGTTTTAATTTTAATGTTGGTTACATATTTTATTCCGCAAGGACAGGGAAAATATATTAATTGTGGTATTTCAGAAATATCACCAGACTTTACCAATGAAATGAGACAAATGTGTAGGCAGTTAAGAGGTACCAAACTGTAATTTTAACTAAATAAAAGACTGGCATCACACACTTAACGCCAGTAAACACACTTAACACACAGGAGAAAACTATGTCAAATATGACACCTTTTGAAATCCGATTGGATTTATTGAAAATGGCTCAAGGTATGCTTGAGCAAGATTATTATGGTAAGCGTGAGCAAGTCGCAAACGAATACGCTACAAAGTGTGAGGTTGCGAAAATACATGGAAGTGAAATACCGGCACATCCGGGATTCCCTCCATATCCTAGTGAAGCTGATATTATTGCCAAAGCGCAAATTCTAAACGGCTTCGTTTCACAAATCCCCAACAATACACAAGAAAAGACTAGCAAAAAGTCCACCTGATACGGGATTGGACCGCGGATTTTAGCATCTGCGGTCCTTAACTAATTAAGGAGAATTATGCAGGTTCGCATATTAATTACCTTTGTTGTTGCATTTATGATTTTGAGTTTTAGTGTTGCTATGGCAAATTTTGAAAGACCAAGTATGCCATATAAAGCATATTACAACAACTTAACAGAAGATACAAAAAAAGAAATTGAATGTTTAGCGGAAAATATTTACTTTGAAGCAGGTCACGAGCCTGATATAGGTAAAGTTGCCGTAGCATTTGTCACCATCAATCGTGTAAAAAGTAACCGCTTTGAATCCGATATTTGTAGTGTTGTAAAACAAAAAATGGCAGGTGTTTGCCAATTCTCATGGTACTGCGAAGAAAAACCTAAGGCAATGTCGCAAGGTAAGGTCTTGACAAATAGTAACAATTCATTGTATAATAACATTAGAAATTTGGCAATATATGTTTATGCTAACTATGAAAGAATTGAGGACCCAACACACGGCGCTCTATTCTATCATGCAGATTATGTGAGTCCAAAATGGAAAAACATGGAAAAAACAGCAGTAATAGGCAGACACATTTTTTACAACAGAAAGGACTTAAAACAACTATGAACGCAAAGGTATCAGATTTAATTAAGTTGGATTCGACATTTGTTATTTGTTTGACATTAATTCTTTTAACCACAGTTGGAAGTATGTCGTATTATTTCATTAAAGATAGAACATTGATGGCAGGAAATATTGATGGTGCGATAGCAAAGGGAATTGACCCACTATCTGTCCGTTGTTCGTATGCCAAGAGTGATGATTTAATTTGTGTTGCATTTGCGGCTTCAGCACAATCACATAATGTAGCATCGTCCGCTAAAAAATAAAAAGGAGTTTTTGTTATGGCAGTTCAACAGTTGAGCATTAATCAACTATCGCAACCAGACCGTGAGAAGTTGTTTAAAATCGTAAAAGAATGTTCCGATTCAATGACACGAATCGAAGGTGAAAACGATTTTATTCGGGAGAGTATTGCAGAGACCGCAAAACAAATGCAATTACCCAAGAAACTGGTTGCGAAGTTGGTGAGAGTTTATTACAAGCAAAACTTTGATGAAGAAGTTGCTGTGAATGAACAATTTGAAAATCTATATGAAAGTGTGGTGAAATAATGTCTAAATTTACTTTTGTTTGTCAGGAAGAATCTATGCCTTTTGTGCATAGCATTCAATCTAAAAGAACCGTTGAGTTTAATGCAGAAACATTGGATGATATTTTGAATGAGTTTGAAATGTTCTTGCGTGGTGCAGGATTTCATTTTGAAGGTCATTTGGATTTCGTAAATGAAGATGATTTTATTCAATTTGAAAATGAAGAAGATGACCTCGAAGAATCAAAACAAAGATGGAATGCCACAGTTCATTCATTGATGAATCCTCCTAAATTTCGTGCCAAGGCAACCACTTGCGAAGTGTGTGGATTGAACAAAGAAATGATGGCAACACATCATTGTTATGACGATAATTGTCCTGTTCACGCACCACAATCAGTATGTAAAAGTGAGGAATAATGCCAACAAAAGATGAAATGGCGAAGTTTGCCAAAGCCATTGACGCTCTTGTTTCCAAAACTGATTACAATCACATAGAAGCGATTGTAGAATACTGTAAACAAACTGGACTTGAAATAGAAGTGGCGGCAACATTAGTAAACGCCAATTTAAAATCTAAGTTGGAAGGTGATGCTATGGATAATAACATGTTGAAAGAGAAAAGTTCTCGTTTACCTTTATGACTGGTTATGAAACATTTGGAATATACGAATCTTTAAAACTACATTTCTCAAAGGACACATACGATTTTTTCAAATACAATGGTAAAACAAACCATTCGGTTCAGTCCTTTGAAAATCGTAAAGACAAGTATCATTTCTATAAACTTTCCCGAAAGTATACCAACAAGGATGCCTTAATAGATTTCTTGGTTGCCAACTTTCTGGAAGACGATAAAACATGGGTTGGTAAACTTTTAGAAGAAGATGCTGATATAAGATATCGTAATCGTCAAAAAGTCGTCCAAAGTCTTTCCTATGCGTTTGAGAATGATTGTAGAACAGTCTTTGAGAATCTAAGTGACCCAAATGAAGTTATCAAAACAGATGGCGATTACCCGGTATTATTGACAAAGGCATTACGCAAAGAGATTACAATTGAAACTTTGGTAATACTGAATAAAATTCTAAATTTCTTTCCGATGTGGGACAAAAAAATCACCGATACAATTCGTTGGCCTGATTTTAGGCGTAAATGTGAAAAGTATGCCTCATTTCTACCACAAGATGTTGTAAAATTCAAGTTGATATTGAAAAAGGTTTTGGAATGAAAAAATTATACCTTGATATGGATGGCGTTCTCTCTGATTTTGAGGGTGCATTTTCTGGTCATTATGGACCTGACACCTTAAAGAACCGAGAAAAAAAGTTATGGACAGAAGAATGGCCTAATTTCATTTTAGAGAAAAAAGGATTCGAATCTCTTCCTTGGTGGCCAGGTGGCCAAGAAATGGTCAAGTTTGCAAAAGAACTTGCCAAGAAAGGGATTGAAGTAGAAATTCTGACTTCATCTGGTGGTGAAAAATATCACAATGAGGTGAAAGAGCAGAAGATTGCTTGGTTAAAGAAAAATGGTATTGCATTTAAACCGAATGTTGTGCCTGGTCGTAAACATAAGAGAGATTATGCAGGACCTGGCATTGTTTTAGTTGATGATACCTTAGATGTTATTCAAGCATTTAATAAAGCAGGCGGTATCGGCATACATCACAAAGATTTGGGCGATACTATTGAAAAAATCAAAACCCTGCTTGCATGAACACTAAATATAAGATACATTATGTTTATGTGAATAAGTCGTTTATATACCGTTAATACTCCGTTTATACGAAAGGAAATACAATGAGTAGTTTTGCAAATTTAAAGCGTGGTCGCAATGACTTCGCTAAACTCACAAAGGCTATTGAAGCCACAACCCAAACCGCTGAAAGCGGATCCAAAGAAGATACCCGATTCTGGCAACCTGAAGTAGATAAAGCAGGTAACGGCATGGCTGTTATTCGTTTTCTACCCGCACCTGCCGCTGATGGTGATGATGCTCTACCTTGGGTTCGTGTGTTCTCTCATGGATTTCAAGGTCCTGGCGGTTGGTTCATTGATAATTGTTTGACAACTATTAATGAGAAATGTCCAGTTTGTGAACACAACAATACATTATGGAATTCTGGCATTGAAGCAAATAAAGATATTGCTCGTAAACAAAAACGAAAACTATCTTATATTGCGAACATCTTGGTAGTTTCTGACCCTGCCAATAAAGAAAATGAAGGACAAGTCCGTCTTTTCAAATTTGGTAAGAAAATCTTTGATAAGATTACTGAAGCAATGAATCCAGATTTTGAAGATGAGAAAGCAGTCAACCCATTTGATATGTGGGAAGGTGCCAACTTCAAGTTGAAGATTCGTAATGTTGAAGGCTATCGTAATTATGATAAATCAGAGTTTGCAGAAGTATCTGCACTTTTTGATGGTAATGATGAAAAACTTGAAGCACTTTGGAAATCAGAACATGGTATTAAAGAGTTTGCTGAAAAGAAACAATTTAAACCTTATGAACAGTTGAAATCACGCCTCGACAAAGTTCTTGGTTTTGATGGTACTGCCTCTGCAACAAAGACCAAAGCAGTTGATTCAGTTGTTTCTTCAATTAAAGATGAAGATGTGTCCATGATTGATAAATCGATTGGTGATGATGAAGATTTGGACTATTTCAAATCTCTTGCAGAACAAGATTAAGTAATTAATCTCTTTCTTCCAACCCGGCCTTGCGCCGGGTTTTTAACTTTTTTCAACAACCATGTTGTTTACTTTTTGCACATTAGCAACAACAGGGTTTGATACTCTACCTTGTTCACGGTATAATTGTGCAATTTTGGATGATTGTGAATCCAAACCTGCAACTTCTTTTCTGAAGGCACTATAATTTTGGTCTGCAACCAAACGAACAGGTTTGTCACCAATTGCAATTAAAGATGGTGCGCCAGTTTTCAATGGGTCGAATGTTGCAGTTGCTGAGTCCATGAAAGAAGATTTACTGCGGTGTTCGAAGTGTAAGTGAGCACCATAACTTTGGCCTGTGTTACCCATAAGACCAATTATTTTACCCTTTTCTACATCTTCACCTTCTTTAACAAACATTTTACTCAAGTGACCAAATCGGAGAATTTCTCCGTTTACATTCAGGTCAATCATGTTTCCATAACCACTTGTTAGTGAACTAACTTTACCTGCTTTAACAACTTTTGCAGAAGTTAAAATTTGAATTGGTGAGTGTTCAGGCACACCCGCATAGTCAATACCACCATGAAGGTGTAATCCAACACCATCAATATGTCTCATGCCATATTTTGATGTAACAACCGCCTGACCTTTTGTAGTTGGATAGGTCATTTTTTCATCACCAGAAGTAGGTGATTTGTCTTTCTTTGGTGCCGATGAATCGGTCTTAGGTGCAGGTGCTGGGGTAGGTGCTGGGGCAGGTGCGGGCGCTGGAGCCGGAGAAGGTGATGGTGCGGCAACTACTGGTGCAGGTGTTGGTTTTCTTTCGATACCACCAAGACCCCTTTCATCTTTTTCTACACCAGATATTAGAACGCCTGTAATTGGGTCATATATTGCCGCTTCTTGTGTTAAATCGGTTCTTTCCCAATTAACTTTTTTTATTTTTTCTTTCCAAATCGTTCTTCTTTTTACAAGAGTTTCTTTTTTTACATTCAGGTCTTGTATTTCACTATCCAATTTTGAACCATCTTCTTTTAAATTTTGGATATAATCATCTCTTTGTTTTCTATCACCTCTAGTTTGAACTTCATAAACATCAATACCGAAAACATCTAATGCTAACCATTCTCTTATTGAAATCGTTTCTTCAACAAGAACCGACTTTGCTTCTGAAATAAAATTTGCAATACCATCAATAATATTTCTTGTTGCTGAACCGAGTGTATCGAAAACTTCTGCGGCTTTTTCTCTACTTACAAGACCAAGAGAAACCAAATGTAAAAATTCTATCGAACCAGTTTTAAAATAATCATACCAATCGAAAGTTACCACAAAATCTTTAAAATTGATGAAACCAGTTTTTACTTTTTCAAAGGTATTTGAAATAAAAGTTCCAATATCTGAAACTGCTATAATGGTACTACCTACTGCGGCAAGTAACAAGTTAAATAGTAAATCTGTAAATTTTTTAAAAGAAAAACCTTCTTCTTTTTGTTCGATACTTTCATCTTGTTTTTTGGGTATTCTCACAAACAATTGTTGGTTTGCTCTTGCATCGGCAATATCTTTACCTAAAATGCCCGCTTCTGATGGTTTTCCTCCTTCAAGTTTAACTAAATCGGAAAAACCTTTACTGATTTTTTTGAATTCTTGTGCAATAGATTTAAAAGACAAACCCATCTTAGCAATAACTTTTAAAGACCCTTCGGAATTAAGACGATTCTTTTCCAATTGAACTTTAGAAAGTTCATTGTCTTTTTTTAGTATTTTTTGAGTAAATACTTTTCCAAAAATGTCTTTTATCATACCACTCTACTTAACAGTATATCTACACTATCATATTTTTTAAGTTCTGCTTTTGCCGTTTTTTTGAACAATTTTGTGTTTTCTGTTTGCGTGATGTTTACTACATCAACATTGGTAGGTTTCTTTTGTTCACGATGTCCCAAAAACATTTCTTTTGAATCATAAATTATTTTTTTACCTGTTTCTGGTTCAGTCGCAACGAATGAATTTGATAGTGGTCCAGTCCCTTCACCACCAATACCCACATCTTTAGTTGCCATTTCAGCAACCAATGAACCTTTCTTTTTAGCTTGAGTAATTTGTTCTTCATAGTTCGCCGTTTTAAGGTATTCATGTGTAGCATTAAGACCTGCACTACCTCTGGCCACATTTAAAATAATAAATTTTAATGCTTCTTCATCACTGGTGAAAGCATTCATTCTTTCTATACCACGATTAACATTTCCTTGTCCTAATGAAGATGCCAAATAAACCAATGTTGCTTCAGCAGAAATTACAGGATTGGATTCTAATAACTCTGGGTTGCTCACCAAAGGTTGTTTGATTACATCTCCAATTTTTTTATAAGTGTTTTTATATGTTATTTGGACATAAGAACGACCTCTATATTTGAAACCATCACCTGGTTCGGTATTTCCCATTTTTCGACCAGATGAAGATAAATGCCCATATGCCAAATCATAAAAGTTTATATCATCCATAAACAATTTTGGCAATTCAGCATCATTCATGTATTTACCACCATCTGCGGTTTTTAATTGTGGAAATACTTCTCTAATTCTCTCTGGTCCAGTTAACCCTTCTTTCTTACCGTATTTGTATATTCTTCTCAGGTCTTGCGATTGTTTTAAATAACCTTTTGCACCCATTTCTGAAGAAGAAGGGTTAATTCCAGATTCTTTTGCGGAGGTTAGTAAAATACCTTTTAATGCATGTTTATTTTTTACACCAAGTCTAATTAATTCTTTAACTAACCCCCTAGCACGATCCAACATGTCACCATCTTTTTCTCTAGTTGGTTTTTGTGGTTGAACAGGTTCAGTAGGTTTAACAGGTGGTTTAACTGGAGGTGCCGGCGGCTTAACTGGCGGCTTAACCGGAGGCTTAACTGGCGGCGTAGGTGCAGGCTTTGGAGGTTCTTCTGGTTTTGCCGGCTTAACAGGAAATCTATCTTTTCTTTCCGCTTTCGGTAAAGTAGGAACTTTTTCGGGAGGTTTTCTTCCTTCTGCTGCGGCTATTTTTTGTTCTGCTTCGTTTTCTTCGTTTTGTAATGTATTAATCTCATCAATTAATCGGCGTTTAACTTCAAACTTTTTTCTGTTATTATTAGCGAGCTCAGTAACATAAGCGGTTTCTTTTTTTAACGCTTCTTCAATAGCCTTCTGTTCTTTTTCATAATTTAATAATTCTTCTTCAACAATTTTTTCGTATTCTTTTTCTTTACCTGAAGTATCAAATTTTTTCTTCGAATCTTCAAAAATTGGTTTAATGATATCGTCAAATTTTTTAACAATAAAATCAATAGATAGTTTTACAACCTCTCTAATTTTAACATAAACTTTTTTAAAGAAATTTCCTACTTGATACATTTTATCGGCAATTAATTTTCGGTCAAATATACCAAAAGTTATACCCTCTAAGATGCCAGAAAAGAATCCAACAAAACCATTTCCACCTAAAGCAACTTCTTCAATCGCTCCCATAATACCATCATATAAAACAAATCCCGCAGTAACAACAATTGCAACTATAGGAGCAAAAGGTCCTGTTACGGCCGAACTGGCCATGATTGTTGCTAAACGGGCAGTTAAACGGGGAAGTGCTCGTTTAAAAAGTGGTCCTAACTTTTTAAGTAATTCAAATCCTTTTTCTAATAAACCTTTGACAAATGGTTTTCCTTTTTCTCTCCACCATTCAACAATAATTTTTTTAAAGTCTAATTTTTTAAAAAAGTCTCTTATTTGTCTTTTAAATTTGTTTATTAGTTTTACAAGCGATTTAAAATATTGATTCTTGCGAAGTTTTAACATCACTCTTGTTGCAATTTTTTTAACAAACTTTTTGATTCTTTTTCTTACAAACCATCCAAGAATACCAGAACCACCAGATGAGTCTCCATCAGGGTCAACTTTTTTCACTTTTGATTCAATGTATTTTTCACGGCGAACACGAAAGTTAATTTCTCTTTCATTTTCTTTTAAGAAATGTGCATCTTCTTTTTCTCTCGCCTCAATACCAAACGCTCTCACCAAATTGATGATGTTTTGATTAATTAAATTAAGGTTGTGTGATATCTTACCTAGAAGAAGGTAATTTTTTGCCGCTTTTTGTAATGTCTTGTCAACACCAGAAACTTTACCTAAAGTTGTTTTAGATAAAAGAGTTTTCTTAATGTCTAAGCCAAGTTCGCTGGAAGTCATTTTATATTAAGCGGTTTTGAAATAAGAATCAATAAAAGAACTGTTATAAGCATCAGCAATTTTTGAATCACCGCCACCTAAAGTTCCTTTATTATTGTTTACGGTAGATGTGTTGACCACATTACCAATATCAGGTGCAGAATCCATTCTTTGTCCTTCTGCAACATCTGAAGATAATTGACCTAAAGAAGAACCAGAAGTTTTTGGTTGCATTGTGTCTGCACTTGGACTACTTGGTGATGATTGTGATGGTGATGATTGTTGGTTTGCTCCACCTAAACTATCCGCTGAGGGTAATGAACTACTATTTAAAGTGCCTCCGCTGCTAGTTGGAGTTTGCCCAGGAATTGTAACATTTAAGTTTTTAGCAATCGTATCTTTTGCTTCTGGTGTTGGAGAAGTCTTAACCAAATTGATAATTCTTTCGGCATCAACACCTTGTCTTGTTAGTTCAGAACGAAGAATAGGTTCTTCAATTGGTTTTCCATTTACATCAGAAAATCCCGAAGGAGATTGACTATCTTGTTTTACACCAAATTTTTCTAATAAATTTAATGCATCGGATTTTGTTTTAATATCACCATCAACTTGTTTTCTATCTTCTTGTTGAGGACTTCTATTTTTTAACCTTTGAAGTTCATTAGCATCTTCTTCAGGTGTTGTAGATGCGGGTGTTGGTGATGTTGTTGATGCTGAAGGTGATGGTGCGGCAGGCGGTGGAGGTGCAACCCTAGTTCTCTGTGAGAATGGTCTAAAACCAGGAACTGTAATATCGGGCAAACCGACTTTTTGGTCTTTTAATTGTAGTGCTTCTGGTAATAAAGAAGTATATTTTGAAAGTGGTAATGTAAAAGAATACTTTGATAATGGAATAGTAAATTTATCCCAACCAATGTTTTCTGCCATCCAGTTTGCGACCTTATCAAACATTTCAGTAAAAAATGTGATAACTGGCTTTAATTCTTCAGACAGTTTATCTAAATTTGTTCTAAGTTCTTTTTCTCCAAACAAACCACCTGTAACAAAGTCTAAGAAACCACCAATACCTTTAATTAGAGTTTCTTTTACAATATCAGTTTCAGTAATTTTTGTCCAACCTTCTTTGATAGAATTGAAGAAACTTTCAATCAATTCCATAGGTTTGAATTTCTCTTTGAAGAATGTGACAATATCATCACCAATCACAATTGCAGAACCAATGGCGGCCATTAATCCAAAAAAGATTAGACTACCTAATTTTTTAACTGAACTCCAAATGGCACTTAACATTCCGCCACTTTCGGTTTCGTTTTCTTTTCCTGCCGGTTTTGGTTTGCCGCTTTTTTCAACTAAAGAAACTTTTGCTTCTTGTTTTCTTCTGGTTGCTTCTAATTCTGATTCTCTTTGGTCCTCTGTCTTAAAGAAACTATCGGCTTTTGTCGATGTAGTTTTGGCTTTTAACTTAACCAACTTAACCACATTCTGACGAAGCACATTCACATCTCTCGCCATTCCAGGTAATGAAATGGAATTTTGAGCGATAATTTTAAGAAAAACTAAACTATCTTGGCTAATTGATGCAGATTCACCTTCTTTTGTTGGTGAAGAAGATTTTTCTTTTACTGATTTTTTATCTTCAGTTTTTGAAAATTTAGAACGAATGAATGTAGAGAAAATATCTTTACCACCAAAAAAACTACCAACGACTTTATCTCTTGCAGTCGATTCTTCTTTCGTTCTTTTGGTTTTACTAGAGTAGTCTTTTAGTGCCATCTATCGTTTTCTCGTTTGTTTCTGTAATTCGATTCTTTGTTTTTCTTCTTCAAGGTGTTTAATCAATAATGCTAAGTAGATGTTTCTCTCCCAAGGCAACATGTTTTCAAGCTCAGTCAAACTATACTTGTGATATTGCATCAAAGCAAAGTTCGTCTGAAAGTAATTGCTTAGGCTATCATAACGAAAAGTTAGGCGAAAAAATTTTGCAGTCCTCGAATTGTAATATCTTCTTCATAACTACACTTCGGACATTTAAAATGTACCTCTTTTTTAATTTCAGGCATTGTATCGAAAAACACCTTAATTTTTTCTAAATGTGATTGTTGTAAACTATCTACAAATTCTTCCAATTCTTGTCTAGCGGTATCTTTTGCATAATACACACTATCTTTATCGTAGATATAATCAATACAATCAATCAAAATCGTCATCATAATATCTTTTTCATCCATTGTTTCATACTTCTGAATCATTTCAAAAGTTGGATATCTTAAACAAACACCAAGATTTTCGGTAAGTTGAATTTTGTTTGTGTGATTCTCTGATTTAGTAGGATGAATTTCTAAAAGATTCAATTTGAAATCAACAGAACCACTACAAGTTTTGTCCTCACCCTTTTCATCTTTTGTGACATTATTACATTTGTATTTTAATTCAACAACTTCTTCTACCGACCTTGCTCTGAGATTCATAAACAGGAACTCAAGGTCAAAAGTAGGAATGTTATTGATATCAACTTCGTCTAAGATACAATTTTTCAACACTTGACGAATGACTTCAATTGTTTCTTTTTGGTCATCTGATTCTGATGCCATTAGGAATAGTTTTTGTTCTTTCACCAGAAACGGGCGAAAGCGAACTGGCTTACCTGTTGAGAGCAGGTTCACAGTATAAATTGGTACATCGATTTTTGGTAACATAATATCCTCGCTTGATTAATTAAAGAGCACGACCTAATGGTAAAATTCTCGACAGACCAGAACCAAAGAGCGCAGTTGCAGCAGCTGCAAGGTCGTAAGTTCCCTGATAGATTGGTCTGTATCTTTGATAGGCAAACTGAATCGAAAGACGATGAAAACCATCTTCACTCCAACTCAAAGCTTGCGGTGCAATTCCAATTGGAAATGCATCCATCAATTCTACTGCATAAATTTGTTTGATAAAATCATCGTATTGAATGATTTTGATATTTGTTAGATACCTTGATTGTAAACCTTTAGGATATCTTAAATTATTTGTGTCAGAAGGTATGATTGCTTCCATCCAACGGTCAAACAGTTTTCTTTCATAGAATTCGTTTGTGCATATAAATGTCAAAGTAGTATCTGCATATTGCACATTGTATGGCACTTTAAAAATAGGACCATAAATTTTAACATCAGCAGTTTGTAATGTTTTGCCTGGTAGTTCCGCACTTTCACATTGAAGTGCTAAATAACGGCTCATACCTGAATTGGCACTTGTAGATTGTTCGTCACTTCCTCCAGTTCGACCAAATGCAGAACCAATTGCATTTGAAACATCTGTAAACACAGAGTTTGGAAAATTCAAAATCTTTTCAATAATTGAATTTCCTACAAATTGATTGATATAAGGTGGAATAGGCAAGATAACTTCAAAACGAGAAGGCTTAGCTAAACCATCTTTTGCTCTTACATTAGATAAGAATAAGTTTGGTGAAAATGACATTAGAATTTTTTCCGTGAATCGTAGTAAACTTTACTTGTGTTTGCACCAACAAAGTTTTCTGCGGGCAACAATGCGGCAATATCCCACTCATCGGCTGTAATTTCTAAGAACCGAGAATCAATGTGGTTGAACAGATATCTTTTAATGCAAGGTTGTGCCTCAAATATTTTTGATGCTCTCTGTAAATAATGATAACTAATTTTTAATCTAGTTGTTTCATCAAATTTAGAATTGTTTGCCGCTTCACTTAATTTGTCCAAAAGGATGATACGATGCTTTGGGTGAATGTAATGCAAGTTCAACCCTAAAAAACCGTCTGGGTAGCGTTCTATTGGAATAACCAATGGGAACCTGTCGTAGTATGGCAGCGTATCTTTGTGCTTTGGATCATACAAATAAAAATACATGCGACCAATAAATGACTTATCACGAAGTCTTTCTTTGTCCCTCATTATTGATGCTGGTGAAGGTCTCAAATCATTTACTTTCTTTTTTAGCCAATCTCTGGCTGCATTTGTCCTTGGCGTAAGTCCTTCTTTCGCCAATGATGCTTGAATTCTGTCAATTAGTGTCGCCATTAGGTTATTTATCTCAAAGTCCCAACTCTTTTTCGGTGACTAACTGAAAATGCCATCCATGTTCTTTGCAAAATAAATCGGCAGCTTTCCATTTTGCTTGATTTACGGCATAGGTGGCAACTTCTGCCAGGTATCGTTGGGTCTTGCGTTTTTGCGTTGGCATCATCGTTTGTTTATACGGCTTCACCTCTATTATCGAAGTCTGCTCGGAGCCATCTTTCCGTTTGGTCCTGACAATGAAATCTGGAAAATATCGATGCACTCTGTTATCAACTGGCGAAACATAAGGTATCGGCAATTCTTCCGATGCCCACCATATAACTGCCGGGTTATCGTCTAGGTACTTCATTACTCTTAGTTCCCAATTGGAACGGTAGATAATGTTGGTCGCATTACCTTTGTATTTGTTTGGGTTTTTTGGTCGAAACCATCCTTTGTATGACATAAATATTATCTATCTAACCTACAGGACAAATATGGCACTTTTTGGATTCTCTGATATCTCTTTCGACAAAGGTCAAACTAAACGAGGACCTTTAGC